CCCTGAGTGCCATAGTTGTCCATCGTCGTGCCGTTCGGCGGGCTCTGGTAGTGCGGCGCCACATAGGTTCCACGCTGCGTGACGTAGCCCGGATGGTAAACGCCCTGCGCCATGGCGGGAATCGCGACGGCCATCGCCGCCAGCGCGAGAATTACCTTGATCATAATATGGCCTCCAGTTTCATCCCGATATCGTAGCAGAAACGTTGGCAAAATACGGTCACCAATTAGGTGACTTAGCTGTTGACATAGGTCCCCAATATGGTTACTTTGCATTCATCGAGCCACCCCGGCTTCGACCAAGGGAGTGCCCACCGATGTTTGCCCACCGACTGATCCCCGCCATTCCGGCCAGCCAGTCACGCGACGACGGCCCGGATGCCGTCTACCTCAACCCGTTCGCCCGCGAGATAGACGAAGACGAGCGCCGCGAGGCAATCGACGAACGCCGCGCACGCAACGCCTGGCGCCGGCCGCAGGGCAACGACCCGGACGTGTCGGAGCAGGACGCGGCCGATGCGCTCGCCGATGGCATCGCCAGCGGTGACCTGGATCCGGACGGCGAGCCGGTCGCGTACGACCGCTACCGGAGCGCGGTGTGATGGACGGAACCGTGCATCTCGCCACCACGTTCGGCCGCCGCCGCGCCATGGGCCAGATCATCGCCGCACAGACCGCCAGCCTCGTGCAGCAGGCGATCGACGCCGACAGCGACGCCGAGCTCGACGATCTCGCGCGCCGGCTCGGGCTGATCGACGGGCTGCTGACACCGGAGGCTGTGTGATGTCCAAGATCGTAGATTGCATACAGGGCAGCGACGCTTGGCTGACCGCGCGGCTCGGGATACCGACCGCGAGCGAGTTCAGCCGAATCATAACACCAGCGCGCGGCGATCTGTCCAAGTCGGCGCGCGAGTACGCACACGAGCTGGTCGCCGAAACGCTGCTCGGCCGCCCGCTGCTGGATACCGGCGCCAACACGTTCGCAATGGAGCGCGGGCGCGCATTGGAGCCGCACGCTGCCGCTCAGTATGAACTGACGCACAGTGTCGAGACGCTGGCCGTGGGCTTCATCACCACGAACGACGGGCGGATCGGTTGCTCACCGGATCGGCTGATCATCGGAACGCGGCGCGGGATCGAGATCAAATGTAAACTCGACTCTGCGCATATGGGAATGTGGATCGACGGGCCGGGCGATAAACACAAGCCGCAGGCACAAGGCATTCTGGCCGTCGCCGAACTCGCCAGCCTCGATCTGTATGCGTGGCACCCTGAGTTGCCCCCCATGACTCTAACGATCGAACGCGACGAACCGTACATCGCGAAAATGTCGGCCGCGCTGCGCGAGTTCCTGGGCATGCGTGATGCGATGCTCGAACGGGCGCTGGCGTCCGGTTGGATCATGTCCAAGCCGAATATGCCGGCAACATGGGCCGCGGCCAAAGGGCTGGCGGCGTAATCAGAGGGATCAGGAATATGTCGTTAGGATTGAGCGCATACCACACCACAGGCGAGTTCTCGCCCCGGTTTCAGTACGATGCAAAGTCAGGGCGTATATCGAAGGTTGACCGCACGGCGGACGGCTCCGGCATCATCAAGGTCGACGTGACTATGAGCCAGCCCGTGCTGTGTCTCGACATCGGCTCCGTCGAGATCGGCTGGGCATGTTTCCCGGCCGGCGTCGCGCCGAGCTTTGTCATGGTCCCGTTCGGCCAGCCGATGCCGGCACGGCCCGAGGGAAAGTTCAAGGCCGGCTTCCGGTCGAAGGTATGGGATGGCCGGGCGCCGCACCCGTACGAGTTCACGTCCACCGCCGGCGCGACGGTCAACGCGATCGAAGCATTGTGGGATAAGCTGGTCGCGACACCCGAGGCCGCCGCCGGCAAGGTGCCGGTGATCCAGCTTGTCAACGTCGAGCCGGTGCGCAGCGGGCAGAGCACGAATTACGCGCCAGTGTTCACGCTGCTTCAGTGGATCGACCGCGACGTGGCGATCTTCGGCCCGCGCACCGTGGCCGCACCCGGCGCCGCGCCGATTGTCACCGCGCCGGTGCTGGTCACGCCGCAGCCCGCGCAATGGCAGGCCGCGCCGGTTGCCGCGCCCGTCGCCGCAACGTGGCCAGTGGCCGCATAGGAGAGCACCCATGTCCGACACCATCACCACGAACGACGCCGCGATCGAGATCATCACCGAACGCGTGCACAAGCTCGACGCCGACATCGCGCGCCACAAGGCGGCGATCGACGTCGCCACCGCCAGCCGCAGCGAGCTGGCCGACCTGATCGCCACGCTGTCCCGCAAGCCGCGCGCGCGGAAGGCCCGTGCAGCCGAGCCGGCAGCGAACGTGGTGGCGATGGAGCCGCCGGCGCCGTCTATCTTCGCCCCGGTCGTGGCGGAGGCGGTTGAGGAGGCGGCGTAGATGGCAACGCACACACCGGGACCGTGGACGCTCCACCCGGGCGGCATACCGTACGTTAACTGCGGCGAGCATGGCCCCGCGTATGGGCCGATCGTCATGGCCGGGCCAATAGAGGAGATGATGGCCAACGCCCGCCTGATCGCCGCCGCGCCCGATCTGCTGGCCGTCTTAAAGGCCGCGGCCGAGGACGACACTATCCAGTGGCACGACGCACCGCTGCTCAAAGCAGCCCGTGCCGCCATCGCCAAGGCAACCGGGGAGGCGGGGTGATGGGTGAACAGGCGGATTTTCTACTTAACGGCGACGACTGCGCCGGCTGCGGTGTGCCGTTCCGCAACGCCGGCATCGGCATCCCGCGCTACTGCGCCGGATGCGAGCCGCGCGGCGACAGCGCCGGCATCTCCAAGCCATACGTGTGCCCGGTCTGCGCGCGTCGCTTCGCCAGCGAATTCGCGCTGGGGCGACACAGGCAGGCGAAGGAGCACTAAGATGGCAACCATATCGATGGAAGCGGCGTACCGTATTTGGTCCGCGCATCGCGAGATCGAGGTTGGGCGCAAGCTACTGTCGGACATCGCCGATGCCAAAGATAAGGGCGGCGACCCGACGCCGCTCGACCCGTTCGGTCGCCGCAGGCAGTTCAGTTTCGGTGTGCCGATGGGCGATAGCGGCGAGCGGATGTTTAACGTGAGCAACGCCCTGGCCGTGTCTGTGATCAAAGCGCACATCGCCGACAAACAGCGCGAGTTGGTCGAGGCGACGGAGATCGCAAGATTAGAGATGGACGCGCGATGACTCCGCCGCTGGACATCCTCGCCGTTGCCGTGGCGCGGCTGGACGTGGCGCGTGCGCTGCATAGCTCAATCCCGCCTGGCGACCTGAGGGTGCCTGCAAGCTACGCGCTGCTGGAGGCGTACGAGGACATCGAGCGGTGCCATTTCCTCGCGGCGGATCTGGCGCGGGAGGGCAACCGGGTGGTGGGGTCGTGACTGACGCGCGCTGGCTCGATCTAACCGCCGCCGCCGCGTACCTATCCCTGCGGCCGGACATCTTCGCGCGCAAGGTGAAGGCGGGCATCATCCCCGAGCCGTCCGTCCACCTTGGCGAGCGCACCCCGCGCTGGGATCGTGGCGCGCTTGATGCCACGATGGGCGGCGGCAAACTGTTGGCGGACCCCAGAAAAGCGAGTGCGGCAGGTGTTCGGAAAATCCTCGAAAAAGGCCGGTCGCGTCGTTCGGTATCGGCTGAAAGACGGCACGCTTCAAACAAAGCACTATCCGCCGTATGAGCCAAAGCCGGAGCCGACGCCCGGCGATACCGTCGAAGATCTGATCCGCGCGTGGGAACGCTCGCCCGAATGGGATCGGCTCGCGCCGCGCACGAAGGCGCAATACACCACGTACGCGCGCCACCTGATGTCGATGTCCTCTGTTCCGGTGCAGCAGATCAAGCGCCTCGATTTGCTGCTGCTGCGCGACGCACTCCGCACGGCCAAAGGCGACGGCGCTGCGATCGGCTTCGCGCGCGTGGCATCGGCGCTGTTCGGTTGGGCGGTTGACCGCGAGTGGATCGATTTCCCGCCGACCGCGCGGCTACAGCGGGGCGTCTTCAAGGGGCATCTTCCCGCCTGGTCGCCGGCCGATGCGGAACTGGCGCTGCGCACTTTGCCGGAGCATCTGCGGCGTCCGGTCGTGCTCGCGCTCTACACCGGACAGCGGCGCGGCGATCTGATCCGGATGCCCTGGTCCGCGTACGATGGCAGCAAGATCAGGCTGGTGCAGGAGAAGACGCACGTTGCCATGGTGATCGCGGCGCCGGCCGAGCTACGCGCCGAACTGGACGAATGGCGACGCTCGGCGACGTCGACCCTGATCCTGACCAACAAGTTCGGCCGGCCGTGGCATGACAGCAACCTGTCGAAGCAGATTGGGGAGGCGCTGGCGCAGGTCGAGGGCTTCCCGCCGCACCGGAACATCCACGGGCTGCGGAAGCTGGCAGCGGCCAATCTGGCGCAAGCCGGATGCACGCTGCACGAGATCGCGGCGATCACCGGGCACAAGTCGCTGGCGATGCTCCAGCTTTACACCGCGTCGGTGGACCAGGAGCGGGCCGCAACGTCGGCGATCGTCAAGCTGGACGATGCGAGGAGGAAGCGTGGCGGCTTGTAATACAAACGGCTGCAAGGGTCGGCTGATTTGGGAGAGGCGGCGGCCTTCACGTAGCAACAGATTATGTGAGGGCCAGCATGTCTGTGGGTCGAGAATACAAGATCAGCCTCGCGCGGCCCGCTGCGGAACCCCAGACACAGAAAACCCGCCACCCCCTGGGCAGAAGGTGGCGGGCTGAAGGTTGTGGGTAGAAACGCATTCTAGGGACGCACACCATGCGCCGGGCGCGCGATGTGGGCAAGGGAGGGGGCGATGCGGAAATCGTGGAACGAGCTGACAGTCTCAGCGCGTAAGGCGTACGAGAAGTGCTGGAAGCATTATTGCGTATGGTGTGCCGATGAGGGCGTGAACCCAGTCGGTGCATCTGACACCGAACTCTGCGCATTCATCCGCGTCCTGGTCGAACGCGGCCGGTTGCCACCGACCATTGGGCAGTACATCGCGGCGATTGAGGCAATGATGCTTCATAGAGGCATCAATGAACCGCCGACCTATAGCCGCATGGTCGAGGTCCAGATAAAGCTGGCACGCGAGCGGGCCGCTCCCCAGGTTCGGACGTTCGCACTGTCACGCGAACAATGGCTGGAGATGATGGATGCCTGCGGTGACGGCCTGATAGGGAAGCGCGACCGTGCGTTGATCGCCTACTTGTGGGGCGTCCCGGAGGGGCGGGGCAGCGCGCATCTCTTGCGATCGAATGAACTGCTGTGGTCGGAGGGCCGCCTTGTCGCGGTTAGGCTGCGCGGAGAATGGAAACGGATCGAAGACTCGTATATCGATGTGCTTAGCAGGTCGTTCATCGAATATTTGAGGGTCGCAGGAATAGGCGTCGGAGGGATTGTCTTCAGACGCACGCCAAAGGGCGGCAAAGCGACAGGTGGACCGCTTTCGAGCGGTTATATCAGCAGGAAGGTGGCAGAACTTGCAGCAAAGATTGGCGTAACCGATCATTCCGTGAGCGCTGGCAGCCTACGCAACGGCCGCATCCTGGACGAATACGATATAGGCGCCCCGTTGGAGCAGCTTATGCGCCTCGGGTCCTATCGCACGGCTGATGCAGTTCTCCGCGTTATCCGGTGACCCGCCTTCTCGGCCGGAGCCTGTGCACCGTCGCCGGCTTGGGCAGCGGCATCCACCCCGCGATCGTCCGGGCGCACTCGCGCGCCTGGTCGTGGTCCGTGATGCCGGGGAACAGCCGCCGCACCTCGACGCCGCCGGCGAGCTCGCCACGTTCCCACGCGGCGCGGATGGATGCGGCGTCGGTCTCGGAGACGGAGAACATCAGCGCTGCCGGGTGTAGCCTTGTTCGAACGTGACAGATCGGCGCGACTTGCACGACCTTGTGGGAGACGTATTTCGGCCAGTCGGGCATGGCGTGCGCTCCTCCGGACCCCCGCAAGGTGGGCGCGTGGGGCGCGGCGGGCAAGCGGGAGGAACATTGATGGACACCGAACCACGAACCACCGCTATCCCGCCGGATCCCTCCGACGTTGGCCCGTGGTACTTGGAACACGTCGAAGGCGCGGCCGGCACTTGGTTCTGGTCGCCGTCGTGCCAGGCATGGGAGGAAGGCCGGTTCCTCACCTCGCCGGACGAAATGGCATCGCTGGGGTGGAGCGTCGTTCCTGATCCCCGCACGCCGCCAATAGGGCGGACATGGTAATCAGGCGACGGCGGGCAAGCGGGGCGCCAGAAATGGCGAGGGCCGCCGAGGCGGCCCAGGACACCCCAGCTTTCCGGTCCGTGACCGGGGAAACCAAGAGCTCTCAGCAAGCCCTTTTTCGCATGGTACGGTTCGCGCCGCAAGCTCAGGCTACGGCGGGCGCAGCGATGATGTGGAACGCCTCGGCATAGCGGGTCGCCCACCGCGCCGCGTCCGGCTTCCCAGGGCGCCACAGTCGTTCGTAGTACGCCCATCCGGCCGCCTGATCCCCAATCGCCGGCAGCGGTGCCGGGTCGGTCCAGAGCAGCAGCCGCGCGCAGGCGTAGGCCAGTCCGTCGTGCCAGGCGAGCGCCTCATCGAGCAGTGTCGGTTTGACCTCGCACTCTGCACAGAACGCCCTGAGCACGTCGCCGCTGGCAGGATGGTCAAGCACGGCCTGGATACCGTTCGGCTCGAATTGCCAGAACCCGAGCGCCGGCCCTCCGAGTTGATACCGCGCTGTCCACCCGCTCTCGACGCCAGCGATCGCCAGCAGCAGCGCGCGGGCCTCGGGGCTGTCGCGGAACGGGAATCGCGCGACGGATGGAATCAGGATGCGGGCGGAGAATTCGGCGGGGGTCACGGTGCCTGCTGTGCGGCCTGCAGCGCCGCGTGTGCGGCGGCGAGGCCAGCATCGATGACGGCCTGCTCGGCGGCCGTGGGCGGCGCGGGCGACCCGCTCAGCTTCATCTCAGCGGTAACGGCGTCGATGATCGTGGTGGCGAGCGGGATGCCCATCGCGACGAGTTGGGCGGCGGCGGAAATGACAGTGACGGGCATGGCGACTCCTCAGTGCGTTGTCGCGGCGGGGATCAGTTCGACCAGCGCGGCAATCGCCGCGTTCGCCGTCGCCACCTTCGCATCGCTGCCGCCGGCGCGCGCCGCCATCACCGCGTCGAACGCCACGTTGTCCGCCGCCTTGATCTTCGCGATGACCGGCGCATCCGAGCAGATCGGCGCGGGGTGCGCGGGACCGCACTGCGGCAGGGTAACGTAGAGCGTCGCCGCCTTCTCGGCCGCGGTCAGGGCCACTTCGGTCCCGGCAACAGCGGTTTGCGTGCCGCCGGAGTTGGCGCAGCCGGCGAGCGCGAGCGCCAGCGTGCCGACGCACAGCAGCGTGCCGGCGACGGTGCCGGGGTAGCGGGTGAGGTTCATGACCTGGGTTCCTTTCCGGCCATCTGCCGGTAATCGTCAGCAGCCCAAAGCCACTGCTCGATCATGACCGCTTCCTCGAATTGCTGCTGGATTGGGATTGGCCGCATCTGATTCCGCGCGCCGGCCTGCGCGAAGGCCTCCAGCCGCAACCGTTGGGCGTGCGTCAGCTTGTCCTCGTTCATGGCGGGTCGCCCGGCAGCTTGGCGCGCGACGGCTTGAACACCGCGCGGTTGACCGCCATCCACCCGTTCTCGATCGCCGTTCGGCCGATCGCGAGCCATCGCTTGTCGGTGTGGGGGTCCTGAGCGAGCACGTCCAACATGCGAAGGCAGGTTTCCTCCGCCATCTTGTTCGCATTCACGAGATCGACCGCCAACTGCGCTTGCGGCCGGTAGCCCTCGACGGGGAGTCCTTGATGCTGGCTCATGCGGCCAACGTCCAATCCGACGCCAGCAGGTCGGTCTGGGAGCACAGCCAGGGCACCAGGTCGCCTTGCGCGGTGCTCATGAAGATGTAGGGCAGCGACATCTTGGAGTTTTTGTCGGGCATCTGAAGCGCCAGCCACATGTTGCGGCCGTTCCAGCCGGCGCGGCAGACGCGTGAGCCGTTGTACATCTGCTGAACGGCCCATCCGATGTCGGTATTGTTCATGCTGGCGGTGCTTTCAGAGGTAAAGCGGGTCAGGGAACGTCGGCGCAGGCGCGGGTGGCGAAGGCCATGGAATGACCGGGGTCGGAATCATGGTGGCAGCCCCTTCGTGGCTACAGCGGCGGCGGCGATCGTCGCGTCTTTCCTTGTGCTCCCGGCGGACGATCCGAGCCAATAGCCCACGACTTGCTGGCCCATCGCGATTGCCGCTCCGGCGAACATCGTCTGCACCGTGGTGTCGTGCGTCAGGAACGCCAGGGCGTAGCCGATGGCGAAGATCCCGAGCCCGATGACGCTGATCGACGGCTTGGCCCACACGGACTCCGGTGTCGCCGGGTCTGGCGGCGGCGTGGGGATAGGCGTCGGCGCGGTTGCGGACATGCGGGCAGGGCTTTCTCAATACGCGAGATCGGTGCTAATCCGCGATTTGTCTACACAAGGAGTCAATGATGTCTGGCACACAACAGCAGATCCGCACCGGCAACGGCACACAGCGCCGCGCGCCACCCAAGAAGGCGGCGGCCGGACGGCGCAAGCGGCGCACGAAGGCGCAGATCGCAGCGGCGAAGCAGCAAATCGACCTGGGTGCCGGGACTGTCGCTCAGGCAGCGGCCACCAAGCTACCGCGCGACCCGATGCTGACATTCTGCGAGCAGACGCGCGATCGGTTGGCTGTGCTGTCGCCGGCGCAGCAGATCGCCGCGAAGGCGTGGATGAAGGCGACGTACGCGGCCTAGTCTTCCTTCGACACGGAGAGCGCGAGCATACCCAGGGCTTCGCTCGCGCCTCCGATCATCCCCTCGAGTACCAGACGCGAACCCGGCAGCGACTCAAGCTGCATCGGTTCGTCCAGGCGCTGCGACAGGAACGCGATCACCGTCGGGTTCGACCGCAGGATACGCTCCAGGCATTCGCGAGCCGCCTCCGCCATCGTGCAGACGGTATCCTCTTCGGGCGTCGCGCCCTGCCGCACGATCGACAATGTGCGTGCCATCAGGTTCCATCCCCCGGTTGCGGTGTGTGTTCCAGGATCACTCGCGCGGGCTGCCCGACGGTCGGCTGCACAAGATACCCGATCGCCCAGCCGTCGATTCGGCGCTGGTTGAGCATCACGCTCGCCTCGTGATCGTCGTCCGGCAATGCGAGCACGAGGTAATGCGTTGCCATGGCGGACTCCTATTGCGGCGTGGCTTCCAGCGCGTTGATCAGATCGTCCAGCGTGCGCTTTGCGGCGGCGATCCGATCCGGCGTCGGGTGCCCGTCCTGCGCCACCAGATCGGCCACGGCCTTACGGGCGAGCGCGTTCGCTTGGTGAATTGTGGTGATCGAGTCCGCCGTCGCGCCCGGCTTGGTCACGGCACGGCCCTCGCCGCTTTCGGCCTTGTGGTACGCACGGGCAGCGTCGGCAGCCGGCGCGGGATTCGCCGCTGGCGGAACGGGCGGCACCGGCGTCGCCTCCGTAGCGGTCTCGGGCGGCTCGACCACGACGGGCGTGGGCAGCGGCTTGCCAGTGCAGCCGGCCAGCACGACAGCGGCAAGAATCGCACGAATGAGGATCATCAGCGCGGGCCCTGTCTGGGTTGCGGAAGCTGCTGCTGGAATAATCGCTCGGTGTTGAACTTCGCCAGCGCGTCGATGGTATCGAGCCGCGCCTTCAGTTCCCGGTCCGCCGCATCGCTCAGGTTGTGGAGTTCGTTCACCTTGGCCGTGAGTTCGTTCACACGCTTGTCGAGGCTGACGATGTTGCCTTGCAAGATGCCGACGTCATGCGTTGCGGCGAGAACTCCGGCCTGATTGAGCGCGATCAGATTTTCCTGGGTATCGACCCAATGGATCACCGTCCAGGCGATCGTCACGGTCGCGCCAGCTATCGTCAGTCCCAGCCCGAGGGCCGCGATCACGATGCCCCATAGGGGCCACTTCAGCCGTTCGATCGCCTGGGGGTGCGGTGCGTCGGACATGGTTGTTAACTTGCAATGGAAGGCGGGACGGTGCTATATTCCGTCTCATGGCCCATAAGCAGACGCTATCGTTTACCGACCCGCAGGCCGCGTATCTGAAGGCCGAGGCGCAGCGGCTGGGCATCTCGCTCGCCGACCTGGTGCGGCGGATCATCGACGAGTGGCGCGGCAACCGGAGTAAGTAGTGTGGAAATCCTGATCGGCCTCGTGGTCGCGACCGTGCTGGTGATCGGCTGGGGCGCGGGCAATCTGTTCGTGTGTGTGTTCCTGACGCTGCCGGTGGGGCTTGTCGCGCTGATCTGTGCGGCGCAGGCCAAACAGGACATGTGGGGCGCGTTCTTGCTGTGCGTGGTGGTGCTGGCAGCGATCTGGGCGCCTCTGATGGTCAAGCGCCACCGCGCTAATTTGGTGCGAGCCGGTTTTGCGGGGGCGCCGATAGCAACTGTTCCTTCCGCGCCGCCTCTTGCGCTGCGATACGAGCGTTGCGCGCCACCTCGAAACCGGGCTTGACACCGAAGTGGTAAATCATATTACCGACGCCGGCGGTCGAGAGTCCCAGAGCGGCCTCGCCGAGCCCCTTGACTGCACCACCGATAGGCCCGCGCCCCAGCACTCCAGGCTGACTGAATTGCTGGAATGAGTCGGATCCTCGCACTGATGCAAGGCGATCCTGCAAGCCGCCGGCAGCCAACTCGTTGCGCACGTTTATGACGTTCTGGATTTCCGCGTCTGTGAGCGCCTTGCCACCATTCACACCACTGGCCTTATGCGCCTGTAGGATGTCGTCAAGCATCGTCTGCACTTTATGCGGCTGCAAGTAACCCTGATCGTTGGTAATCTTCTTTGCGCCGGTCTGGTACTTTTGCAGGAATTCCATCCGGTTGATCGGCTGGGATAGTTCGCTCCACTTGCTTAGATAGTCGGCGAACGGCGCGGCGCCCGACGTGATCGTCTGATCGATGTGCGGTAACAGTCCAGTCAAAATGCTTTTCGACGCCCGCACGTTGTCGGCCTGCTCACCGATGCCTTTGACGCCCTTTTTGAGCAGGTCCGTGATATTCTTTCGCGCGCCGTACAACTGCGACGGCAACGTCTCGAGGTTTCCATCGGCGTCGAAAAGGCTCGCGCGGACATCATTCAACACGGTGCGTATTGCCCCGCGCTTGCCATCCGGCCCCCGCAGCAGGCCGTCGATGGTCGTCACCAAGCCGGAGCCGTCAACCGGCTTCTCGCCATTGAATACGCCCATCGCGGTCGGCGAGACTTCGGAGCGGACGTCGTGCGCCTTGTCCAGCGCAATCGCATCGCCCGCGTCGGTTCGCAGTAAGTCAACCATGCCCTCATTGCGGTCGCGGTTATTCTTGTCCACCGCATCACGGAATGCCGGGTCTTTGGCTTTGGCGACCTTCTCGTCAAGCGCGTTGACCGATTGTGAGAAGTCACGGGACGCCAGCAAGCGCGGCGGGATGTCCGCGACGTACGGCGTATCGTCCCGCATCTGCGGCCCGGCGCGTTCTTCCGCTGTCTGGTTGGCCGAGCTTTCCAGATCGCGGATACGCTGTGCTGGCGTCTTCGCGGTGAGCACTTCCGGCGCCGTCATGTCGCGCGATGCCGCGGCGCCGACGCTCTGCGTCCCGCCATCGGCGACGGGAGCAGGTGCGGCGACCGGCGGAGCCGGAGCGGCGGACACCGGCGCACCTTCCGGTGTCGCGAGAACCTTCGCGGTTGCCGCCGGTCCCATCGCGTTCTGCTGAAACTCGACCGACAGCGGCGCTTCCCGCGCTGCCAGTGACGTCGGTACCGGCTCGCGCGGCCCCATCCGAAGTGGCGATGCGGCAGCGCCGGTTAACGCTATGGTATTCGGCGTCGGTCGCACGGACAGCGGGTTGCCGCTATCATCAGTCTGGTAGCGACCTTGAGCCACGTCGAGCAATCCCAGCAACGGATTACGGATAGCACCTGGAAGCGTTAGGGAAGTCGTATCGGTCTTCGGGTCGCGCTTGAATGGCGAGAACATCGACGCCGCGATCTGACCAGGGGCGCCGCCATAGGCGGGGTCCAAATAGTGCCCCTCCGGCGCGGGGCTGCCGTAAACCATGCCCGGTTCAGGCTCCAGATACTTACGCACATCATCAAGCGTCAGCGACGGCCCCGGCACGCCGGGCGTCTCCGATGGCAGGTTGCCGGCAAGCGTCGGCATCTCGCGGTCGAGGCCCGGCGATGGTGTTACGGGCGGCAGCGGCGCGGGTGTTGCTGCCGGCGCGGTCGACGTCGGCGCACGCCGCCCGATACCTGCCAGACCCGCGCCGGAGCCGAACGCGTCGCCGCCAACGATCGGCGCGGACTGCCAGGCCGGCGCGTCACCACCGACCAGCGGCGCGGCTTCCCAGGCTGCCGCCATCAGGGCTTCCGCCGTTGCTGGCCGTTCGGATCGGTGAACACCGAACCGGATGGAAGCGCGTGGAAATCAGCGTCGGATTTGACGACCGGAGCAGCGCCGGCAGAGGGCGGCGACTCGCGCCCCGGCGCCCCGCCGTCCGGCTGCTGCATCTCGCCTGTGCTTGGATTGTAGATCGGCGCAAAGCCGTGCTCTTTGAAGTACTTGGCCTGCCAGTTCGGTGCAAGCCGCCCGGTTGTGGCCGCCTCATTGACGCCGGACTGCGCCATCTCGCGCTCGAATGTGAATTGCGAACGCGCCCAGCCGAGCACGCGGCGCACGGCGTCGGGGTCGGTCTCGATACCGGGCTGGGCGTGAATGAATGCCTCGATCTTGCTATCGGTAATCGGGCTGTCCTTGCCGATGATCTGTTGCAGGATGGCGCCGGACACGACGGCCAGAGTTTTACGCGCGGTTTGGATATTTCCAACTGCGCTCGGATCAACGCCGATAAACGGTATCTTGTCGGTCGGAACGCCAAGCGATTTCAGGCCGGACATTATGTTAGTTTTGGCACCTGAAAAATATCCGGTATCGATACCGCCGGCCTTAGCCTTGTCGAGTTGGCTCAGTCCGTAATCGATGTTGCCCTCCGCCGCCTGCGCTGAACGACCTGCGTCGATCAGCTTGGGCAGGGCCTCAGCAGTCGCTTTGCCGGACGCCGCGCCTTCGGCCTTCGCTGCTTCCTGCGCCGCGACGGCGGGGTTGCTTGGCGTGAATACGACCTGGGCGCCGCCGCCTGGCTTTGACTGGATGATTTCGCCGGTCGACGTCTGTGTCAGCCGTGGCGAGGGCGGTGTGACCGGCGGATGGGTGCCTGACGTGTCTATGAATGAACCCTGCTTTTCATCCCACACGTAATGGGCATTCGGCGCGGCGGCATTCAGCCGCTCGCCGGTCAACGCCTTTGTCCCGACCCCCGTCACCGGATCGTACGTCACGCTATCGGCCTGCATGTAAAGCGCGGCCTGCGCGCGGAGGCTCGCGGCCATCGCTTTGGCCTGCGGGCTGTAGGGGTATTGCGTCTCCAGCACTTGCGCGCGGCGGTTGAATTCAAGCGCGGCCTGGAATTGCGGCGAGTTGGTGCCGGTTGCCGGCGCGGCCTGCGGCGGCTGCGCGGACGCGGCAGGCATAAGCTGCGGCGGCGGCGATGGCGTCGGCCCCATCGCGTTGGGTGGCGTGCCGGGCAGTGGCGCGGGTGCGGGCGTGGGAGTGCCTACGTTGCCGTCCGGCGTGCGGACCAGACCAAGGTTGCCGACTGGCACGCCAGCGCCACCCGGTGCCGCGGGAGCGGGTTGATCGGTAGCCGGCACAGGCGCAGTCGGGTTGGCGTTCGGCCCTGCCAGGTCGGGATAGGTTTTGGCCTGGTTGTCGAGCCACGCCTGATCCGTCATAGGCCCCGTGACCGGCAGAGCGCCCCCACCGGGGGCACCAGCACCCGGCCCCGCTACGTCAACGCCACCCGTTCGCGCCGCCACGCCAGCGGGCGCCACGGGCGCGGCTGCGGCCTGTTGCGTGGCACCCGGCTGCGGCAGGTAGCGCGTGACGTTGGCGACGTAGTTCGGATCGCCGCCGCCGTTGTACGCGTGCAATCCGCTGACGATCGCATTCGGATCGGCCGGGTTGGCGTTCGGCCCCATGCGCGCCTTCAGATAGTCGGCGCTGAAATTGATGTTCGTCCGCGGATCGCGCAGCGTCGCCGGTTCAACGCCAGTCATGCCGAAACCTGGACTCCGCGCCGTCGCTGGCGCGACCTGACCGATGCCGATCTCGCCAGCCGCGCCGGTCGCGCCGGGATTGAAGCCCGACTCCTGCCGGTGCTGCGCAATCAGCACGTCAACGGGGATTCCGGTGCGCTTCGACGCCTCCGCGTAGAACGGGAGGTATTCAGGCGGGACGGTGACGGACGAGCCGGGGCCGCCCTTGCCGTATGCCGTCGCCGGCGTCGCGCTCGCGCCCGGTCCCGGAGCGCCATACCCAGGCTGGCCCGGCAGCGGCGCGTTGGCGCCGGCAATCGCAGCCGTGAGCCCAGGCGGGGTAATCAGGCCCATCTTGTACTGATCGACCACCGGCACGCCCGCGTTGGCGAGCTGCGCCACCACGTCGTGTCCCGGATACTGTGCCGGCGCGTTCTTGGCGAAGCCCTGCGATTGCAGCGTCTGCACGACGCGCGGATAGGCCGCGGCGCGTTGCTCCTCCGGCAGCGTCATCAGGAACGACGCCGCGCGCCCGACTTGCTCTTGATCGACGGCGGACACCGCCTGCTGCGCGCCTTGGTTCACGATGCCCTGGTTCTCCAGCATCAGCGCGTTGCGCTGGCCCTGCTGCAGCGCCTGGCCGGACGCCGCGGAGAACAGCACGTTCTCGCTCGGGAAGCTGGAGTTCATCAGGGTGCCGGACATCGATCGATCCTATTCCGGGCTGAATTGGAAATCGCCGCCGGCCGGCGCGGGCGGCAACGTGCTGCCGCCGCCGCTGAATAGCGAGTTGATCTTCGGATTGCTCGCCAGCCCGGAAATCGTCGTGCCGAGCCCGCTCGCCGCATTGCCGAAGATGCTGGCCTGCGTGTTGCCCGCGCCTTGCGCGAGCGTCGCGGCCGAGTTGGCGGTTGCGGCACCGCCAGCCGCCGCTGTCTCGCCAAGGTTCGCAAGTCCATAGAGACGGTTGTAGTACTGGGAGAACGATTGATCGGCGAGGCCGCCGGCAAACGTCATTTGCGCCTTTTCGGTGGCGCCGCTATCGAACATGCCCGCTGCGGCCTGATGTGCGCCGACCGCCCTGAGGCCCTGGTCGAGTTGAAACTGATAACCCGGATCTGTGTGGAAATTCGCCATCGCCGCAGTCGCCGCGTCCGGCCCGTTGGCGCCGGAGAGATCGCCTGCAACGCCGAGCGCATTGACGCCAGTGTTGCGGAACGGCGCGAGGTCGTTCCGTTGCTGTGAAAGCGTCGCTTGCGCGCTGCTCGCGCCACCAGACGCGGCACCGCCTTGCAGAGCGCCGCCGATCAGGCCGACAGCCCCGGACGCAACTCCGCCGGCTACTGCCGCTCCAACGCCTGCTGGGAGAAAGGGGATGGCTCAGTCCTCCAATTCAAGTGGACGCGATGCAAATATCAGCGGATCGCCGGTCGCGTCTGCATGGTCGGCGTTGTGGATGCACGCAAGCACTGTGTTCGGTGCATGCGTGAAGAAACGATGGTGTTCGCGCGCCGGTACCTTGATTGTGGCAGGCGCGTTGAACTCGCTGACAAACGCATCATCGCGCCAAAGCGTGACCTTGCCGCTGATTATAAGCGTCAGATGGTCGTGCTCGTGAGCATGCTGCGGGAGCATCGTGCCAGCGTCAGGAACGTGCCACACCTTGCAGAATATACCCGCGTATAGCGTCAGGTCGCCGACCGGCTGATTTGGCGCGCGTTTCATTCGCAGCGCATCGACACGATCAGCGTCACGCGGTCGGTATCGCCGTCGTTGACCGTGCTATGGACCTCCAAATTGTCGAACAGCCACGCGCTACCTACGTCCATCGTGACCCGTTCGTCGCCGCATGTGTTGTAACAGGCGGGGTTGGTCATCAGCGGCACATACGCCTTGGTCTTGAAGTGCTCGGAATGCCAGCGGCCTTTATCGTCATGGGGCGCCACCCGCTTCCCGGCCGGGACACGGGTTATAAGGATGCCTCCCAAATGGACTGCCTCGCATCGCGCCATCAGGCCGAACACGATCGGCCGCAGATGCGGCAGCAAGTCCCACGCATCATAGAATGCCAGCGCAAACGGCTCGGTGTATGCAATCGAGGAGGTCAACTCACCGAACGGCCGGAACCTGATCCAAATATCGTCGGTTCCGGTGAACGATCCCGGCCCATCCGTCCGCGCGTTGTGCTGATTCCAGAGCGACGGTTGCCGGTAAAGTTCAAGGTTGAGGCCCGACACGTCGATACCGGAGCCGAGTAGGTGGAAATGTCTCACCGCTGCACCGTGACGCGCCATGACTTGCCGCCGGTCCGTCGCCAGTAGATACCGGGCTGCACGGCGACCGTGTTCCATGTTAGGAACGACGCATTGGCGTCGCTATAAACCTCTTGCATTTGGCGCAACAGTTGCTCGCTCGCGTTGGCTTGCCCGGACAGACTGTATACCGCCGGGCCGCCGAACAGAGCGTCGAACATACCCTGGATCATCGCACCCTCCTTGCCCAAATCTGCCCGCTCGCCGGCATGGCCCCGCCGGTGAAAATGCCGGACCCCACCAGATACACCGTCGAGCCTGCCGCGCCACTCACCCGCGTCTGCCCGGCCGCCATGTTGATATTCGCGCCCGTGTTGAACGTCGCACCGATCAGCGTCGGCCACGGCCCGTTCGCGCCGGATACCGTGCTGATCGAGGCCGCGCATTGCGTCGGATGCGTCGTGCCGCTGGCCGCGAAATGGATGTTGCCCCAGACCTCGAAGTCGCCCGCCGGCAGCGGCAGGCTGGCGATGTTGGCCGCCACGTTGGTCGTGAGCCCGATCGGGCCGCCGGATGCGGTCAGCAGCTCGCCGACCTGCCCGGCCGCCGCGTCGGAGCCATCGGTGACGCCGAGTTTGGCTTTCAGCCGCGTTATGGCGTCGGCAACGTCCTGATTGTGCCCTATCCACGCCTCGGTGTGCATGCCCGTGGCCTGGTTGATCGGCGCCTCGTTCAACGGTGGCTTGAGGTAGTCGGTTGCTGGGAGGGCCATCACCCGCCACTAGTCTGCGGCGGCCCGGTAATGTCCGCATCCACGCCGTAGAAGCTCGGGCGCCCGTGGGCCGTAATCCGGTGCGTCCGCTGGTGGAAGCTCCCGAGCCGCGTTGTGCGCACCCGCTTGCGCAACTCGCCGACCGCGCCGGCATTCAGCGTGCGCGAGCCGGTCCAGGTCGTGCCGCCATCGTCGGACCACTCCAGCAGCACATCGCCGCTGGACGCCGCGGTGCCGACTTCCATCTCGATTTCCAGCGCGTTCTCGAATGCGCGGTTGGTGCCTGCGAAGATCGTCGGCATGGTGAACTGGCGCGGGATCAACGTGGTGTTGTCGAATTGGGTGTTGTGATCGATCAGATAGATCAGCCCATCGACGGAATCGCCGACCAGGGTGAAATCCTGCAACGCCGCCGCGCAACTCGGCCGCCAGCGGCCCGAGCCATCGTCGCTGCTCGCCCGATCGTGCCATGCTTTCGTGGCGCAGTCATAGACCAGCGTGCGGTCGCCGGCGATCGTCAGCACATAGAAAGCGTGGCCCGCATGGATGTAGCACATGCCGACCGCGTTGCTGGACACGCCGTAGCCGTACGAATTGATGATGGACTCGACCGCGTGCGTCGAAATGCGCGTCGCCTGATAGCCGGTGGATCGGTACACCATGCTGTCCAGGCCGAGCCAGAACACCGAGCCGTCGATTTGCCCGATGGTGCGCGGCGTGCCGATGCCATAGCTGATCACGCCGCCGGTCTGCCGCCGCCGGAACGGGAAATCCGCGTCGCCGCTCAGATACCAGACCTCCCAGCCGCTCGGGCCGCCAAGCCACAGCTCGCCGCCCTGCGTGATCGCCCGCAGCATGATGTTGGTGCCGGCTTCAAGGCTGGCGAAGTCCAGCGCGTCGAACAGCGTTGGATCATCGATCGCGCTGATGAAGAAGCCCTCGCCGTAACCCTGCTGCGAGAACACGAAGTAGCCGCCGATGTAGGTGACGGAATTCGCGCCGGGGAACGTGCCGCCGATCTGGTTGAGCGGGCCATCGTGCGGGCCGGTCCAAGCGTTCGGCGGGATGCAGATCACCACGGCGGACGTGCTGGTCGCGATCGTCGCGCCCATGATCAGATCCGGATTGACGCCGCCGGCCGGACTGGCGAGGCCGACCGCGCCGAGATCGGTCACGCCGCCGAACGCCTGGAAAGCGTGATCGCCGGACACGAAATAGCCGATGCCGGGCATGTCATTGTTGATCGCGAGAATCGGGCCGGTGCCGCCCGCGTAGAACGGCGACAGGCCGGGCGTAGGGATCAGCACGGCCTGCGAGCGCGCGTCGGCCGGCGCGGACTCGGCCATCAGGTTGAGCAGGCGTTTAGCGGACAATGGCCGCGACGGATGCTCATATGATTCCGTCGGAAACGGAATGCGCCGCATGCCCTTGGCGGGCGTGAGTGCCGATCGGAGTGTGGCGAGCGCGTCGGACATCAGTGGGCACCCGGCAGAATGAGTTGATTGCCCGGTTCCCGCTCTTGGAAATACCGCTGCAACATGGGAGCCGACATCATTTGCAGATTCGTGGCGCTCGGCGTGAACGTGTAAGGCGATCCGTCACCACCGGCCCAAGTCCCACCCTGATAGCCTCCGGTGCCGTGGTACTGCGACTGATCTGAGAACGTTGGGTGATTCGGCTTCTTGAACGTGTCCGGCAAATGGCCGTTCGGCGCCATCGCTGCGCCCGACTTCCACGCGCCGCGCAAATCGTAGTCGTAGGTATCGTTCGCCTTGCCGTTCGCCGCTGCCCAGGCTTGGAATTGCTGTTCCTCGGCGGGAGCAAGCTGCGTATTAAAGCGGTCAGTGTAATCGTACGGATCGGCCTGCGGACCGAGCGCATTCGAAGCCGGCAATATTGCCGGCATGGCTGGCGTGGAAAGCAGCGCGTTGGTGCCGGACATCAGTGATCGAGGATCGCGAAAGCCTGCGTCTGCGTCAGGAACGCCGGCACCAGGCCGTTGACGCCGCCCTGCACTTTCGGGTCCGTCAGGTCGATCGAGCCGGATGCGGCGCACATGATAAGGAACGCCCCGGTCTGGTCGTTCGCGAACAGTGCTTGCACGACGCCCGGCGGAAAGCGCGTCAGGAACGCGGTCGGCGTGATCTGCTGCGGCTTGGCTGGGTTCTGCGCCGCGAGGAACGCCAACAGCGCCGGATCATCGTCGGCCACGTCGGCGCATCCGGTCAGGCCGGGCTGCGGGCCGCCATAGATCGCCGTGACCTTGCCGCCGTCAAGCTGGACGTACGCCATTTTCTCAATCGCTCCGCTCTTGATCGAAAATGATGCTACCCACTCCGATCCGCTTCGCGGCTCTGCGCGGACGCATCAAGCGAACCGGCCGCGATTGTCGATATAACCGTTGGACATGATCGTCGTAGCCATCGTGATCGAACCGACCCGACGCCTGATCTGGCCGCTCGCGTTAGTCATCACAATCGCATTGAAGCCGAAGAATGCCGCGCCGGCTGTGCCGAGAACACCCGTGATATTCGGGATTCCGGCGGCAAAGTCCGGCTGCGCGAGACTCGACAGATAGATCGCACCGTTTGACGCGGTGCCATCTTGCGATGTGCCGGTTAGCAGCGCCTGGACGGCAAGACCGGCTGGAACCCCGACCAGTGTAAGCACGTCCGCCGTGGTATGGCCCGGCGTGCCGCTGTATTCGATTGTCCCCGACGCCGCGTCGATCCGGTCGCCATTCTGCACATCCGGCACAATATGCGCCGCGCCGTCCGTCTTGAAACTGCGGATCCGTCTGAATGAGGTCGTGCCGAGCGGGGCATGTGCCCCGGTTGGCGAGGTGTCGAAGAACACGTCCGACACGCCGGCATTGATGCAGGCAAAGACGTGATACCAGGTGCTCGCCGCAATCGTCAGGCCGCCGCCCATGCCGTTCCCACCTGATCCGGCCGCCCATGCGCCCGCGGTGGATTTGGTGAACGCGCCGAGCGTTATCATCACCGTGCCAGTGCTGTCCGCACACGCGCCAGCGGCAATGTCCAACACGGTATTCGGCGTCACCGCGTCGTTCTATACGCGCATTCCGAACAGATAGCCGGAGATGCCGGCGACCGGCAGACCGGGACCAGCGCCGGCTGCTGCAGATGCAATGGCTGCATTCAAATCGGTGGCGTGCAGCACATCGCCGACTGCCCACGGATAGCTCATATTTTGACTCCCATATCCAAACGCGAATCATCCATCACGAATACGCCGACACCCACGCCGCCGGGTTGTCCGCCGATGTCGCCGCCGCCGGCCGCCAGCATCGCGCCCATGTCGAGTAGCGACAGGTCCAGCGTGAATTCGACGGCGACGATCGGCCCGACAGTCGGCGGCCCAACCGGAGGCGCCGGCCCATCCACCGTCGGCGCGACAACCGGCCCGAGGCTCGAATGCCGCACATGCAGCGATCCGCGCGCCAGCATCTCAGCCTGATCACCGCCGTAATCGAGTTGCACCGACCAACCGCAACGCAGCGGCCATTGCATCATGGTGCCGGCGGGGATCGCTATGTCGAAGCTGCCGATCGCGTCGGCCTGCGTGCCGGTTCCGGTCCAGAGAACCTCGGGCCGGCCACAGTACGGACGGCCGTAGTCCCACCATGCCGCGCCGAACGGCGGATCGTGCCAGACCACCAGCCGGCACACAGGATCGTTGGCGCCGCCGGTGATGACCAGCGCCTGCGCCGATGGGTCGTCGGACTCGACGATGGTCACGCGCAGGTTGATGGAGTCCGAGCCGGCCAGCACCAGGTCGCGCGTCGGGATGTGGATCGGCGAGGTGCGGTTGTACGGGACGATGATGGTGAGGTCGGTCATGCGAGCAGGCCGTTGATCGCCTTGGCGAACAAGCCCGCGAAATAGACCGGCATGCCGTCCGCGGGGTGCGTGCCGTCAGCATAGAGCGCAACATTCGACGCCGCGGCGAACGGCCCGATTGCGTCATCCGCCTGCGGGTCAATCAGGGCGTCGGCCACCGCCGGCCAGCCGGCGCGTATCAGCGCGTTGTAGGCTGCCCATTCGGCCTGTGCTGGCACGGTAAGGCCCGACCGTGGCAGCATGGTGGAGAGTGCCACCTTCCAGCCGGCCGCCCGCGCCTTGCCGGCAAACGATTGCAGATGCGCCCAGGTTGCCGCTCCCGTCTGGCCGCTGTTGATATCGTTCGTGCCGGCAAAGATCGTCATCACGTTATTCGCGGCAAGCGGGTTTTCGATATTCGCGTAGTAGGTGGCGAAGTTGGTATCCATGTCCGCGATGCTGTCGCCGAACCTGCCATCCACAACAACGTTCATTGGCCGCGCGAGCAACGGAATGACCCGGCGCGCGTAGTTGAGGTTCATCGATTGGAACGTGCCGGAGGTGATGCTGTCGCCGACGATCAGGAGTTCGTCGCGGACCTGCGGATAGATTTGGAATTCACGATACAGCGCGGCGAGTGCGTTGGTAATCTCCGTTGTGGACAAGGCTCTTGCGTAACCGATCGCCACCGCAAGGTCCATTGCACCATTTGACACGTCCACAGCAGACGAGCCGAGCGTGCCGGTCGCCAGCGCATTGACGAGGCCGGAGCCGCCGCCAGTTACCTGCGCATTGCCTGCAATCAGGCTTGACGATGCCGCGCCTGTGCCGACAACGAATGCAAACGCCTGCTCCGTTGCGTTCGGTTTGGTGCTGAGCCCGACGATCTGTGATGGCACGGTTGAATCCAGCACCCACTTGCGGCCTACCGCGCTATAACCCCCATAAATCGAGGCCGTCCCGGTTAGCTGAATAGGGAAAGTGTCGATGCCGGCGCTGTCCATCGTCCGCATAAGGCAGATGAACGACACGGCGCCCGCTGTTGCGGCACCGAGCGAGGGGATCGACATGCTGGTGAATGCCGGGCCGGTGGACGAGAAGTGGGTGCTGTCGAACGCGACTGACCGTGCCGATCCGATGGTGTTCGACGGCGCCATTGCCGGACGGTTCGCAGCGATCGCCGTCGCATTGTTTGCCGCCCCGCTCTGGTCATAGAACGTCGCGACGCGCACCGGAACACCGGGCGAGAATGCGTCGAGCGCCGCATTATTGAGCGCGTTGCCGGCCATGAAATCGATGTCGAGTGCTGCGCTATCCGACGCCCGCACCACATTGACGGCGTGCCCGGCATAGGCCGACGCGAGCTTGGCCGTGCCATAGGCGAAGATGGGAGCGACGCCGCCGATGGCATCAACCGGAAGCGCCCGCGCCGCCGGGATCGTCTGCCATACCGCCAGCCCGGCAGTGACCTTCAGAGCCGCGTAGACCTCGCCGCCGAAAAGCCACATATCGCCGCTGGCATAGCCGTGCGCCGCGTCGTCACTTGGGCCGGGCGCGCGAAGCGTCACGTTGTCGGGGATTGAGGTAGGCCCGGCCGCGCCTTGCGGACCCATCAGGCCGCGCAAGCCCTGTGGGCCGGCAGCGCCGTCGACACCGTTTGATCCGGGCGGACCAATGCCAGCCGGACCCGTCGGCCCAACCGGACCCGCCGGCCCAACGCCAGACGGCCCCATTGGCCCCGGTATGCCGCGCCAGTCGTTGCCGATAGGATCGGGCGGCACGGTGTCGGGCTGGAGGTAGCCGAAGAAGCCGGGACCGCGCATCTAAAAGTACTCCGCCCGGACACGCTCGCCGGATGATGGTAAGGCTATGATTTGGGCCAGCGCGCGATACGCTTCAGCGTCATCGCCCTTGATCGGCTGCTGGCCGAACTCCGGCGCAATCGACGTCGCGGCGAGAGATACGTACGGGTCCTCGGCTGCCGGTGGGATGTCCCATACCGTCCACCGCACCAGCCCGCGCGCCGCAAGGTTGATGTGAACCGTCATCACCGCGCCCGTTGCAATGTCGTTGGCGCCGAGAAGCAGCGACATCTTGCGCACGCGGCCCTCCAGCACCGGCAACTGCGCCGGATCGCCGGCCTTGCCGAACGCGGCTGCGAGGTGCAACGCGGTCAGCAGCACGTATTCCTCCGCCACCGCTTGCGGCACGGTTATCGCGGTCCACGGCACGAAGCCCTGTGCCACCATCGAATCATGCACCGCCAGCGTCTTCGACAGGGCGAGATCCTGGTCGTTGCCGCTCGGCGTCTCGTCCGCCGCGATCACCGCCAGCGCCATCAGGGCGCGCGTGGCGATGGTGTCGGCGGTCAGGGTAGTGGTGAGCGCCGGACGGTCGGCGAGCGGCACCACGGCCACGCCTATGCGGCGCAGCGCGCGTTCCCCGAGCGTGGCGACGGTGACAGACATTCAGTGCAGCCCCAGCGGAACGCGACCGAACAGGTCCGCCGCAACGAAACACGCGAACGCCGCCCAACCCAGGTGCATGCGGTAAGGATCGAACCGGATGCCGGGGAACGCTGCGAGGCATGCCAGCACGAACGAGAACACGAGAAGTACGAGGCTGAGCATATGCTACTGGACCCAGCGCGTCGCGGTGACCGGCTTATAGATCACGTCGGTATTGGTAAGCTGCGTGAACGGCGCGTTGGCCGCGCCATCGGTGCCGAGCGCGGTTTCCACCGTGGCCCCGATGCTCGGCCAGATCAGGCACGAGCCGCCGCTACGGTTGATGACTGTAATCGGCACGTATCGCTGAAGTGCCGGGAGGGTGAAGCCCGTCGTGCCGCTGCAGGTCGTGACGACCGTCGTGGTGGTGGTGATGACCTGCCCGGTTGCTACCGCGCCGGTCGCCGCCGTGAACGTGGCCTGCGCCGTGCTACCGGCCAGAGCGACCGCCGCCGGAGTGAGCGCCATCGAGTTGAAGCCGGCGGAGTCGCTGTTGGTGTTGAACTGCGTCTGGTTGATTGCGCCACCTGCGGTCTGGCCGACCGGGCCGACCTGGGCGGCGGCGGGGAACGCGAGTGCCAGCAGTGCGACCGCGGCGAGGATGATGCGCCTCATCACGCCGCACCCTCCGGCTTGGCCGGCAACGGCTGCGGGTCGGTCAGATGCGCCGACGGCGTGTTCGGATGCAGGCCCATGTCGATCAGCGCCGCGTCGCGGACCAGCGTGTTCTCATGGATCGTCGCGCCGGCCCCGCCCTTGGCAGCGATGGCGGCGGCGGACTTCGGATCGAGCACGACCTGCCCGCCACGGGTTGCGGCAGCACGAGCGGCGGCTTCCTCGTCGGTGGTGGCCTGGGCATCGGCCGTCGCTTTGGCGGTAGCGTCGGCCTCAGCTTTGCGCTCGGCTGCCGCGTCGGCTGCGCGCTTCTGCTCGGCCGCCTGCCGCTGCTGGATTGCACCGCGCTCGCGCGTCGCTCGCGCAGTCGCTTCCGTTGCGGTGGCTTCGTCGGCCTTCGCCTGCGCTTCGTCGCGTTCGTCGTTGGGTTGGTCGCTCATTTGGATTTTCCCTCTGTTGGCGAACGCCGGGCGGCTTCACCCGGCACTGCCGGGTTGCTATGCGTCGCCGATGCTTGCCGTCCACATCGTAAACACGCCTTGGTCGATCGGCTTGGCATCGTCGGTCGTAACATCCGTGCCAAAGCGGAGCTTACCGATTCCTCGCATTTCCTGGATGCCAGTTCCGTGCATGAAACCGTAATCCCTCGTGTTCGTCGTGCTTTTCGCACGCTGCGCCCACCCAATGCCGAGCGCCTGCGCACCGCACATGAATGCAGGAGCCACGTCGATCCCGCCAGCACCCGCGCCGGTAACGGTCGTGAGTTCCGGTATCTCGCGGATGATAGTGCCCGACCAGATCAGATCGCCCGCGGTGAACAGCGGATTATCCGCGCCGCGGACCCAGCCTTGCTGCAACGACGCGATCATAACCGGGTCGGCCTGCAAGTCGCGGTACTGAGCCGAGTTGCAGAAGATTACCCACCATTCCTCGTCGCCATTGACGGTAATCGGGCGCAGGCGCGGGTTGGCCGCCTTCGCCCGGCGCTTTGCCATCGAGATCATGCCGGTCGAGAACTTGTCGGCGGTATTGTCGAGTGTGAGGAGCGCGGTTGCGAACACGTTGGAGACGCCGTTTGCGACAAGCGCGCCGAACAGTGTGCGGTCGGCGTTGTTCGTCAGGTGCGTGTTGCGCTGGCCGGCGGTAGCTGCGCCGTAGGTAAGCTGCACCGAGCCGTCCGCGGTGATCGAGCCGAGCGAGGAAATGATGTCATTCCTCATCTTTTCGAGTTCCCAGGTCATCAGCGCCTCGCGCGCCGCGTCCCGCAACTCGATTACCGACTTCTGATCGTCCCAATCGCTGACGGCGACCGCGTGCCGGATAACGCCAACCGACAGCTTCATGCTGCGGGCGTTCAGGACTTCTTCGTTGCCTTCCAGCACGGTGTTGCCGGTCACGCCCGCGCCGACCAGGCGGCGGACTGCCGGGAAGACGATGCTATCGCCCTTCTTGGCGGTAAGGTCTTCCTTGATTTGGATCATCGACTCCATCTTGGTGCCGAAGTAGCGGGAGAATTGGGACTTGCGGACGTACTCGGTGAAAAATTCCGAATCCCAGATCGTGGCCGTGAGTAGCGGCCGAGCGGCCGTGACATTCATGTCAGCCATTTGGATTTCCTATGTTGGGTTGGTTCGGTTTTGCGTCACGAACGCCCGTGGGAAACCCGGCGGCGGTTATAGCGCCCGTTGACCCCGGCGGCAGGTTTAGGCACGTGCTAGGCTCGCTTGTGGCCCTGCGCGCCGGCCAGGATATCGTCCATGCTCAATGGCCCGGTGAACGCCGGAGCACTCCGCCCCGCCACCGACCGCGCCGACGCGAGCGACGGGGCCATGCCGGAAGCCGGGGAAACGGGAACGGCCGGAGCCGCACCGTTGCCGTTGGCCGCGGTGTATTCGGCGATGATCCGCGCACGATAGGCCGCCGGGTCGGTGCCGATTTCCTTCTGCGCGCGGATGATCTCGACCTGCTTTGCCGCCCACTCGTACGGATGCGGCTGGCTGTAGAGTTGCGCAGTAAGCTGCGGGTTAGCTTGCGCCGCCTCTTTGAAGTCCGCGATCAGCGCCGCCACCTTTTCCGTGCCGAGCTCCTTCGTCACCAGCATTTCGGAGAAGTTGAGCCGCTGATTGATTTCCGCTTTGGATCTCTCCTGCTCGGCCCACTGGTGATAGCCGGCAGGGTCCACGGCGGGGTTGGGTATCTCGCGCGGCGCAGGCTGCGGTGTCGGCTGCGGTGCTGGCGCGGCCTTGGCCTCGGCGAGTTGGCGTTGCAGCTCATCGCGCTGCGTCTCGGCGGCAACGGCCTTCGCCTTCCAGTCCTGGCGTTCATGCCGCACCGCCTCGAAAGCACGGCGCGGCACGATGGCCTCACCGTCGCGAGCGGCCGGCGGTTCGTCGTCTGTCTCGGGTTTCGCAGCGTCCGGCTTTGCGGCGTCCGGTTTGGTCTCGACAACCGGCGCCGCTTCGCCTTCGGGTTTCGCTTCCGGCTCGGCAGCGGCGACGGGTTCGGCCTCCGGCGCATTCCCCGCAAGGAACGCGTCGAGTTGGGTTGGCTCAGGCATGGCTATGCTCCCCGCACCTTTCGGAATTCCCGTGCGCGAGACTGAATCGCGTCGACGATGAACTGTGCTAGTTCATCGGCCGATAGACCGGCGTAGTGCAGTTCGTCCGGCTCAACAGAGTGCGCGCCGGCCGTCAGGTCGTCGGCCAGCGTCAGCACGACTTCCACGCGTATGCGGTGTCCCATGTGTGGTTCCTCGATTGCGCCCGTCACTCGGCCCGGCGGCGGCCTCGCCCGTTACCCCGGCGGCGGGTTAGAACGCGCCTCCGTAATAGGCGTGTTCGTCGTTGTAGAGCGCGGTCCACTGCGCTACGGTCGGCAATGCCATGTCGCCGCTCGCCGCGCCGATGATGACTTCGGCAACCTGCCCTGTCAGTTTGAGAGTCCCGGTGCCGGCGCCCGCGCCGATGCACATCTTCTGTACGGGCGTGTTTGCGGTGCTCTGCACCGCTGTCACGGCTGTCCCGTTGTTGACGGACACGCTGCCCGAACCATTTAGATTCTGTCCGACGATCAGGCCCCATGCGTTATCAGTCAGTGTCGCCCCGTTCATTGTGGTCGCGGTGTTTGTCGTGAGCGATGTCGTGTTTATGACGGCCGCGAACCCTAACGCCCACTGGCTGTTCCCTCCTAGGATCGACATAGCTGTGGTAAACGAGGCAGTGCGTTCCGCTACGGCAGCAGCGAACCATTGCGGCCCCAAAGTATCAACGTTTGTAACGGAACAGATAAACTGACTGCCGTTAAAACCAAGAACCGTTCGCCCATTTAAGCCGTTGAACACGAGCGTTGGCTGTGCCGCCAACGTCCCATTCACCAGATTATAGACCGCGCTCTTGGTGTTATTGTTCCGCCAAGTCGGCGCCTGATTGTGCAACTGCGCATGGCAAATTGTACTGGCACAGAAGTTCTGCGCGGCAAAGTCGTCAAAGTTCCCGCTGCCATCAAACCCGACCTCAAGTGAAGTCGTATCGGTTTCGCGAGTGATCAGGGCAGCATATCCCGTATAAGCGATGTTCATTCGGCGCAATCCGTACGCTCCGCCGAACGCTTTAGTTAGCTGCACCTGTCCGAGGTTGTTCGCCCCTCCCGTAGAATAAAGGTCTTGAGCAGGTGTGGCCGGCGTCGGGGGCGCGGCGCCATAGAAGGCGGCGACATTCGAAGCAACCGCATTGTCGGTAACGTGGGCTGTCATACCAGAGATTATCGCTCCCTCGTAAAATTGGAGTCCCGATCCGGTTGCGTCGCCACCTTCGCTGAATTGCAAGCCGTTCTGCGTTCGCAGAGGAACGCGAGGGGATCGGAGAGTTGCGAGCGTGTTAAGAGCGCTGGACGTCGCGTCTCCGTATTTGATGACGATATTTGTCCCGTCAGACTTCGCTAGGCCGATCATTTGCTGCGGCCATGAAGCGGTCTGGAATGCGGGCATGAAGTATTCCATGTCAACGCCAAGAATGCGCGTGGTTCCGCCAGCGTAGGGAGGCGCGAAAGTTGGCGCTGTTCCCACGCCATTACTGTAACCAATGGCGAAGCTGGCACCGGCGGGGCACGTCACATCCGTTTCACCACCGCCGCACAGTGTCGCTATAGGGTTTTCACCCCTTCCATAGTCGCCCCACCGGCCATAGATGTCAGTTGGCCGCACGTAGTAAGTCGTGGACGGGCTCGCGCCGGTCGGCAGGTTAGATGTGTGACCACGATTCCGGTAGAAGTTACCGAGCGAGGGCGTTCCGATGTAGAACCCGGTTTGCACCAAAGGTAGGTTTTTCTGCCAGTGAATCCACCACGGCGATGCGTTAACTGCTGTCGCTACCGGCTCATTCGGCCCAGCCCACAGATGGTTGCCATTCCCACTCTGGTCGTAAATCGTCATAAACAGGCATTCGGTCCCGAGGCAGAACGCCGTCGCCGCTACCACATCGGCCGCGCCGTTCTTGGTGCCGATGTCGAGGGTCGTGGTGTCAGACGTCCGCTGTAGCTGGAACAGTGGCCCGATGTAGCTCGCAAACATCCTTCGCGTTACGCTATGGGCAGCCGCACAGGTCTGCCCTCCCGCCGCAATCACATCGCATGGCCCGGCCAGGCCGAGCGTCAATATCGGGGACGGAGGCGACGGACCTTGCGCGACGGCCGAGGCGATGGCGAGCACTGCCGCGAGCAACGCGGCTCCTGCGATGCGCATCATGGTGCGGTCGCCGCGATTACGACATCATAGGCGGGTTGCCCGGTGAGGGTCGTGCCGTCCGGCTTCGTCCCATCGGCGAGCACGCCGGATGCGATCAGGCTGCGGATGACCTCTAGGTTAGCCGCCATCGTCGGCGCAGCAGCGCCACGCGCCGCCGCCTGCGCCTGCCCGGTCAAAATGACCTGCGCACCCCGCCCCGTTGCTGTTGCCGGCATTACGTCGCTCCTTGGGTTGCAGGCTGCGGTATCGGCGTCTGCGCCAGCCGGTTGGTGTTGACCATCATCGAGTGCGTGCCGGCGATCGTTGCGACCGCCTTGTGCGGCTCATGCGCGACCTGCCGCCCGATCAGCGCCGCTTTCGCCTCAGCCGTCGCGGCGTTGGCGTGCTTCACGCGCAGATCGGCGATGTGGTGCTCCAGCATCATTTCCGGCGACATTTCCGGCGGGGCGCCCGCTGTGCCAGGCGCCGATGGCGGATCGGGCGGTGCGGCGAACGGCTGGCCGTACGGCGGGGCGGAAAAATCGCCGTGGATGTCGTGGATGCTCTTGGCCGCGTTGACGCCGCGCTCTTTCGCCAGCGCCATCTGTGCGGCGGCGTCGCCTTCGAGCTTGGCGACCGAGGCTTCGGCGTGGCGCTGGATCAACGGCTGCTGCTGCGCCTGCGCCTGCTGCTGTTGCTCGGCGTGCGCCTTCATTCGTTCGAGGAGTTGGTCCTTGTTCTTCAGACCGCTCGCGGCAATCAGCACGTCGCCGGGGATCAGGTTGGGCTGCATGCCGGCGAGCTGCACAAGCGTCTGGAACTGCTCCGCCTGCATCGTCGGCACGTCGATCCCCTCGTCAATCGTAATGTCGACGTCCAGATCGGTGATGTCGTTTTCAATCCGCACGACCTGAGACAAGCGCGGATCGCCCGGCTGCAACGGCGGCTGCATGCGCTGCATGACTCCAGCCCGCTGTTGCTCCGGCATGGCGGCAAGTTCGTCCTGCAGAGTCACCTGCCGGTTGATGCCGACCCACTTCGTCGCTCCCAGATCATCCGTCACGCGCACCCACTTGCCGGCGGTCCAGAACTCGCGCGCTGCCATCCACGACATCTCGTAAACGCGCCGGCTCCACATCCGCAGTCCGTCGGCAAGCGGCTCATTCTGCGCCATGCCGCCCGCCTGCTGCGCCAGGATGGCCCTGCCGGAGAGTTCGCGCGGGTCGGTGCCGGACATCGACGCATTAGGCCCAGCGGCCTGCATTTCGGCCGTGGCGTGTTGCAGCAACTGGAATTGCCCAGCCGCCAGGTCGCCGCCCTTCTCGATCTCAAACTTCATCCCCGGCGTGATCTCGACGTAACCATCCGGCTTGGCCGCCTCTCGTCGCGCCTTGTCGATGTCCGTTACCGCGCCTTGCTCAGCGATCACTGTGCGGACGGACAGCAGATGCAGCGCCTTGCTGTGCCGCTTGTTGATCTCATCCTGCGGCGATATCCAGTCGCGCACCGCGCCGAAAGCGTGGTTCTCCCGGTCCCGATACGCGGCCTGCAGCAGCAACCGGCATGCCGACTTGCCGCGCCGGTCCTTGAACTTGGATTTATACGGCGGGACCAATATCCCGGCGCGGGTGAACGTGCATTCCCACCACGTCTTGCCCTCTGACCAAAACGCCATCAGAACGCGCGTGCGCTTCCGGGTGGTATCGGTCCAGGCCACGTTGCCGGGGCGATCGTCGTACGAATTGCCGTTGTGCTCGGAGAAGCTGTTCTCCAGCACTTCGGCGGCGTTGGGGTAGGTTTCGTCCGCCTGATCGCGGTCCATCCACACCGCGAGGCCCTTGTATCGCGCGTCGAGATAGTCCAGCGCGCGGGAGTGCGGATCGGCCCAGATGCGCTCCCACGGCGCTTGTTCGTATGTGATGTCCGCGCCGCCCTGGCCGTCATCGTCCAGGCCGAGCAGCACTCCACCACACCCCTCGACTAGGATATTTTCATAGACGGCGCTGCGGATCACACTGAAGTCGTTGTCATCCGATACGAAGCGCAACGCCTGGGTTGCTGCATCGGCGCGGTCATCTTCGGTCGGGTCGCGCGGAAAAGCCTTCGCGTCGGTTCTCGCCTTGCGTTCCATGCCGCAGAGCAGATCCACCTTTCGCGACACATAGTTGAACGTCGTTTCCGGCTGGTGGCGATCCTTCAGCGCGATCTTCTCGGCAGCGGTCCACTGTATGCAGTTCTTGTAATCGCGATGCAGTTCCGACTCGCGCCGCGACTCGATGCTCTCGCGCTCGCTTTCCTCGAACCAGCGCACCAGCTTGACGTGCAGCGCGTCCTGGTCGCCGCCGTAGGCTTCCGGGTCGGCGTCGCCCTTCGGCGCAGCGGGCTCCGGCTCGGGCCGTAGGAAGGCGTCGGTTTGTGCGTTAGCCATGCGCCCTCCTTTCGCGGTAGGGTCGGTGGATGTCAGAGATGGTTGAGCGGGTGGCGCTGGCTATTCGTGAAGAATTAGTCCGCCAATATCGCGACGATGAACGCCACAAGTGTCCGGCGGGTCCGGCTTACTATGAGGAGGCTATCTCTCCCACTCTTATCGCCAACGTAGCGATTGCCGCGATGCGCGAGCCGACTGAGGCTATGGTTAAGGCTGGCAACACTGCTATTCGCCACCGGATCGAGCTGGGACTTCACACTGAGTCAGACTCTGCGTGGCGCGCGATGATCGACGCGACGCTGGCGGACTAACCCACCCGCCGCTTCAGCCAGAACTCCAACCCCGCCACCTGCACGAACTCCCAACCGCCCGCGCCGAGCGTGTTGAGCGTCCGGAGATCGGCGAACGTGTCGGACGTGCGCGGCAGCATGAACGTCTCCCACCGCTCGCGCGGCGCGGGGATGACGGTGGGAACGCCGAGCGGGCGGGTGTCGGGCTTGGGATCAGGTGTTACGACACGCGCCATCCCTGCGCCTCCTCAGACTTGCCAAACGCCGCATCCCAGGAATCGCGAACCTTTGGCCGCGTCGCATCGCGTATCCAGGGACGTGAGGCACACGCATACCGGCACTCGTCGGCCGCGTGGTCCTCGTTATCGGTATCCACGTCCTCCGCCCGTGCCGCGTCATGCTGCAACGCCGGAAGCGTGCGGATCAGATCGCGCGAGGTCGAGAACATCAGCATCATCGGCATGTCGTCCAGATCACCGATCAGGCGTTGGCGAACCAAATCCCAGCCGCCCATTGCGCCGCGACCTGGCACCCGCTTGTTGTCGGCTGCCCGGAAGATCACGCCCGCGCCGCTCATTCGCATGGCGATCGACGGGCCGCCGTCCTCCGTGAAGATTGCCGGATCGGCGACGCCGAGCATCGGTTTCGGATCGCCTGCCTCGCGCGTCAGAATGCCCGCCGCGATGGCCTCCGCCGTCATGCGCAAACCGACATTGGGTTGACCGGTCTGCATGCCGTACCACTCGCGATAGCGCACGATGCAGCCACGCGCGATGCCCGGTATCGATCCGTCCGACACGGCCCACCACCCGACGGAGAACGGTTTGGCACTGCCCCAATCGAACGACCGGAACCGCGGCCAATGCTCCGGCAGATCGCGCGGGGCGATAACGTGGCGGGCCATGCTGAATTCGGGGAAGAACGCACCCGAGACAACCGACCAGTCGCCCTCCAGCCATGCACGCACCAACTCGGGCGAGCCGGACGCTTTCAGCCGTTGCACATAGTCCGCGCCGAGGTATTTGTTGTCCGCCACGCGCGACGGAATGTATATGCGCTCCAGGCCAGTCTCCGGGTCGCGGATCACTTTCCAGCCAAGGGGCGCCGGATCGATGTAGCGGGCGCGGACCCATTGATGTCCCGGGCCTCCTGGATTGCCAGTCGCCCGGAATCCGACCGGCACGCCCGCGCCAGATCGCAATGTCGCATGGAGTTTCATAATCGGTGTCGGTGACGCGAAATTGCCGATTTCCTCGACATATACCCGCGTGTAACTGTGACCTTGGTAGAGGTCTGCGTCCTGATCCCGATCCAGATAGGCTAATGTGATGCGGGACCTATTTGGCAGCGTAATGCGCATCGGCTGGTAAGTGATATGGGCGTCTAGCTTGCCAAAGATTACACGCGCCCGCTCAAAGGTCTCCATAAGTTCCGTGCGGGACCGGCGAACCATGAGCCCGATTGCATCGGCGCCGTAAGTGTCCGCATGGATGGACCAGTCGCCTAGCGACCCGTCGCTTTTTCCTCCGCCCCGTGCACCGCCGAAGAAGGCTTCGTAAATCGGGCATGTGACAAACGCAGATTGCGGTCCCGGCTGCGGCTCCCATGCGATCAGGTTGTCGGATCGGGCGGTGCGTAAGTTTGAAGCCACTCGGCTGCGCTTTCGGTTGGCGACGGCGCGCGGACCACGTAGCTTTTGACGACGATCGGCGCGCCATCCTTGCCGGTGATCTCGTGGTGTTCCGAGCGCGCCCAGCCATGCGTTTCGAGGTAGAACATCGCGGCCTTCAGATCGCGCGGCATACCGGTTCGCGGGTCGGGACGCGCGGCGGTAATCATCCCGCCGCCGATCTCAGCCAGGATCACGGCGTACGCGGTGTCGAGTTCCTTGCGGTATTCGCGGCGCAGCACACCGGGGGAAATGCCGACGATGCGCGCGATCATGCGCTGCGTGGTATCGGCGAGCACCAGGCTGTTGATCCGGCTGGCAGTGGCTGCGCGTTCCTTGTCTGTCGGCGCGTACGGCGGTCGCCCGTCGCGGGGCATGTGGCTATCCTAGCGGTGGTGGTTCGGCCCGCCCGGCGTGCGCAGCGTCGTGCGGCCGGCGGCGAGTTCGGCGCGGTATATCAGCCAGACGCTCCGCAGCGACCGGCGCGTGACGCGGGCGATCGAGGACAGGCTCAGCGCGGGGTGGTCGGTGATGACGCCGGCGATGACCGCACGCTCGGCGTCGGGGATGGGGCGGGTCAGGCGGTTACGAGGCTAGCGACGTACCGATGCGCCGGCGCGAACTCGTGCGTATGCCGCTTCACCAGCCGGGCCAGTAGCGCCTTGCGCACGCCCGCCGCCAGCAGATCGGCGACCAGCCCCGCGCCGTCCAGCTTGTCCGCCTGGGGCGTGACGTTGGCGCTGATCTCCACGATCTCGCCGACATAGATGCGCGCGTGCGTGCCAATCTCGAGTCCGCCGTTCGGGATCACCTTGGCGGCGACGGCCTCGCGCTTCGCCAGGTCGCGGCGCTTTTCGGCAGCGGACAGCAGGGTGCTGGCGACGTAGTACTCTACCGCGACCGCATCGGCGGCACGCTTGGGGCGCGGCGTCAGGGTGATCGCGGCGAACGCTTCGGCGATGGCTTCCGCGCGGGTGCTGTTCCGGTTGGTCGTGTCCAGTGGCATGTTGTCTCCTACGCAGGGGCCGTCTGGTTCATTGCCGCCCGGTTGTCGGGTTGCGCCAGGGCGGCGGTGCGGCACGTGGCTCATTCCGGCGACTGAGGCGGACGCGGCGCTGTTGTTGGACGAGATCGCGACGGCGGCGATTATGGCCCAGCGGTATCCGTTGCCGTAGCGCGCTCGGCGGCGATGGCGGCGAACGGGCGGCCGGTGGGTTCGTGGATGGCCTCTTGTCCCGTGAACGATTGCCAGCGGCGCACGGCAACGTCCACGTACTGTGGTGACACCTCGATCCCAATCGCGCACCGCCCCGTCTGCTCGGCGGCGATCAGCGTGGTTCCCGATCCGAGGAACGGATCGTACACCGCATCGCCCGGCGCGCTGTTGTTCTCGATCGGACGGCGCATGCACTCGACGGGCTTCTGGGCTGGATGTGGTTCGTTCTGTTCCTTGCTGCCGCTCATGATGTGCTTCGGCGAGGCAATCGTCCAAACGCTCCCTTGTCCGGCTTTGCCGACCCAGTGAGCCGTCATGCCTTTGCGACAACCGTAAAGACACGTCTCGTGCGTGTACCAGTATTGCGTGCGCGTGAGTGTCAGAATGCCCTTGTCCCAGATCAGAAATTGCCGGGTCTCAAAGTCGGCGGCGAGTAACGCAGCGTGAACCTCAACCTGCTTCGGGCCGGGTGCGCACCAGACGTAGAACACGTCGGCCGGGGATAGTTTCCAGGTCGCATCCCAGCGCGCGTCAGTGTCGCCCTTGCCGCCATCCATGTACGCAGCACCGCCCTTGCCGGCCTTCGCCATCTTGTTCGCGCCGGCATGGTTATCGCGCCATGACGGGTCGAGGCTCACGCCATACGGCGGGTCCGTCACCATCAGATGCGGCTTCGCCCCCGCCAGCGCCGCCTCGACCACTGCCGCATCGGTGCAGTCGCCGCACACCAGCCGGTGCCGTCCCATGATCCACACATCGCCCGTGCGCGACACCGCGACCGCCTGCACCGCCGGCGCATCGTCCGGGTCGGTGTTGCCCGCGTCGGGGCCGAGGATGCGGCCGAGCTCCGGCAGGTCGAAGCCGGTCAACGACAGGTCGAAGCCCAGGTCGCGCAGCTCGCCCAATTCGAGGGCCAGCATGTCGGTGTCCCACGAAGCATCGAGGGCCAGCGCATTATCCGCTATGACCAGCGCCCGCTTCTGCGCGTCGGACAGGCCGGTGAGCGTGATAGTCGGCACCACGGCAAGCCCGAGCAACCGAGCCGCCTGCAACCTGCCGTGGCCCGCGATGATGCCCTTGTGGCCGTCGACCAAGAGCGGATTGGTGAAGCCGAACTCGGTTATCGAGGCCGCGATTTTCGCAACCTGGGAGTCGGAATGGACCCTGGGGTTGCGCTCGTATTCCACCAGGTCGCCGATCGCCGCGAGCTTGTATGGCGGCAGCTTCGCCCCGGCCGGCGCCACGTCACTTTTCGCTGCCACGTTTGCGGTGGGCTTGGGGCGGTTGGGGGTGCCGGCCTGTCTGCCGCCGCTCTTGGCTTGTCCGGCTGCGGCCATGCGTTCAATCACCCGGAAAGTGGCGGAAACCTACGCGCGCGTACGCGCGGGCGCGCGGGCGAGGGTCATAAAGTCCCGCGGCTGGCCGCGCCCCCCGCCCCCGCCGCCCGGAGGGGCGGAGCGCCGATGCGCGCTGGCAGCGCAACGGTCACGCGTTGAGATAGCGGCTGATGCTGTCGTTCGGCCGCGCGTGCGAGTAACGCGTCGTCGTGGAAAGTGAAGCGTGGCCCAGCGAAGTTTGCACAACGTGCACCGCGCAACCACGATCCAGCGCGTGACTGCATGCACTGTGCCTTAGAAAGTGCGCCGACACCGTTGACGCCAAACCCGCCCGCCGCGCTGCCGCTTTAACGATCCGATGCACCTCGCGCCGTGACAATGCACCGCCTTGCCGCGAACGAAATACCGCGTCATCCGGCCCGGAATTGCCGCGCAACGCGCTCAATCGGGTCCAAAGCGGCGCGGAAAGCAGGATGAACCGAGTCTTACCGCCCTTGCCGAGAATCGTCACCTGGCCGGCGTCATCGCGTGGTGTCAGGTCGCGCCAGCGCAAGTTGCATGGTTCGGAGATCCGCAGCCCGGCACCGTAGAGCAACCGAAGAAGCGCCGCGTTGCGCGCGTTCGGTTCGCGCGCCAGCATGCGTTGCACATCCCACTCGGTCAAAATGCGCTCGCTCAGCGTGTCGCGGATCGTCGGCAGCGGAAGAGGGGCGGCCACGTCGAACTGCAGATAGCCGAGCCGGTGACCGAGCTTGAACAGCGATTTCACCGCGGCGAGGCGGCGGCAGATTGTCGCTGGCGCCAGGTGATCAAGAGTAGACGCGAACGCTTGCAGGTCGCGGATGGTGATCTCGCGAAGGGGGATGGACGAGAATGCCTGCAACGCCCGAATCTCGCCCGCATAGCCCGCGCGGGTTGCGGGACTGCGCTGGGTATCGAGCCACAGCTCGATCATGCCGGCGTCGCTGGTCGCCTGCGGAGAGAGGCAAATCAGGTCGGACATCAGTGGCCTTAAATGGTAATTGATGGCCGTATATTGCGGCCGGAATAGACCCTCGAATAGACCATCATGGCACCGCCTGATCACGCGCGGTAAGCAGCGGTCGGGCTGCCGGCGGAGCCCTGGGGCGAGTTGGAACGCGCCAGGTGCGCCGGCAGGACCGCCGCCCGGCCGCAAGGGACGCAACGGCCGAACTGGATGGGGGTGACAATTCCTGTCACCCTACCGCGATGGCAAAGACGCCGCTGCGCTGTGACGAGGTGTGGGACGACGAGTACGAGGACTGCCCGAACTGCGGCGGCACCGGGCTGGACGATACGCAGTGCGAGTGCGGCGATGATACGTGCTGTTGCCTGGAGCCCACGCCCATCGATTGCGACTGGTGCGGCGGAGCGGGCTAAGCCGCGGTGGCGACGTCCTGGCCGAATAGCTGCAGGAGCAGCTCGCGGCGCGCCTTACCGGAGAGGCCGGCCAAGTTGCGCCAGTGCTTGCGGGGTGCGGCTGGATCCGGGAACGACGTGGATCCGGGATCGTCCACGATCCGCCGCGGCGAGGTCCGCGCGATCAGCTCCTCGACAATCCCGGGCCCGAGCGCGGTTGGGCGGGCGATCGTCTCGCCGATCAGGCCGGCAATCCCGCGCGTGCGGTAGATCCGCCGCCACTCATCGCGCGCCAGGTCAAGCGACACGAACAGGTAGCCGGGGAATGCCGGGTGGATGGAGCCGTGGCCGATCTCGCGGCGGAAGCGGAGGTCGAGGACCAACGGCGAATAGACGGCGAAGCCCTGCTCGACCAGGTGCAGCTCTGCCCGGTATTCGCCGCCGGGATGCGTCATGCAGCAGTACCAGCGCGGGCCTGCCGGACGCGAGCCGCACGACATGGGGGCCAGATCGGAGGCAGCCCCGTGATCGTGCGGGGGGCGGTATGGACCCTCGATCACCGGAAAGCCAATGAATTCGGCCAGCGGCGGGCTGGTGGGTCGCAAGTCCGGTCGCGCTGATCGTTGGCAGCGGCCTCTGCGCGTCGGGCAATAGCCACGAGCGGCATCCGGAGGCGGTGGCGCACCGTAGCACGCGGCGGGCGGCTGACCTAGCGCGGTGTGGCGTCCGGCGAAACCTCCACCAGCAGCCCGGTGCAGGTCAGACTGCCACGCCGGATGATATCCAGGCCCACGGCCCTAGACCAGACCGTGTGGCCACATATCGGACACCGCCAGGTTCGGCCGATCGTCACCAGCGGCCCCCGCGATGATCGGCAATCTCGCGCTCCAGCGCCCGGACGTAGCGCAGCAGCTCGCGCGCCCTCGATCGGTGGAGTCCTGGCATCGCTGGACCGTCCTCAGCCGTTGCCCACGCCTCCCACTCCGCTAGCCACTCCGGCGGCACCGGCACGACGCGGCGCTCCGGCCCGTCGCGGGGGGGCGTGGCGCGCGCCGGGTCAGGTGTGGTCATGGCGCCGGCCAGCGGCACGACGCACGCACGGGCCGGCCGTCCGGGCGGAGCGTGACCAGCACCGGGATGCCATCGTGCGAGGCCGAGTACGGGTGATAGACGACGATCATCGTCTCATCGGCCAGCGGTTGCGTATCGACCGGCGGCGGTCGCAGGCTCATGTCATTCATAGCGCGTTACCACCGCGCAGCCACATTCGCTTGGCCGCGCGGCGCGTCTTCCGGTTGCCCTTCACGAAGCGCGGATTGGGAATGAACATCAGCGGCTCAT